CCCGCCGATACAAGCTTGCGCATCGTCCGACATTCCACCATTTCAGCCGTGAGGAACAGGCGGCCTACGAACGCAACTACTACCTGCTTCATCCAGAGAAGAGAAAACGGAAGCGTGAGACTGTTTGAGACGTTAATCCAATACCGGTTGCAAGGTTGGGTGCAACCGGTATACTAGACATGTTCCGGCATTAATCGCACGCCTTCGGGCACCGGTGCGGAATCAACATACCATGATTTTGGAAGGCGTGCGATTGGCTGACTGCAAACTATTGCGTTGCGGGCGTGAACGAGACGATACCAGGCAACTCTGCCCTGAATGTGAACAGCGGCTCCTAGCCGACTTGGAATGGTTCACGAAGAATATCGGATTTTTGGAAACCGACAAGATGAACCGCATCAACAAGAATCATGACGCTGACGGTGGCGGGGGAGGATACTCTGATAATCCGCCATTGCGAGAGCAAGTGTTCGACCTGCTGTATGAGGGAGACGAACGGGATGATAGCGTGTGGGGCACACTATCCGCGTTCGCTAAATGCTTAGGCGTCGAATACCTGAATCACGATCCGTTGAACGTGTTGGCGCAGCGGATAGCCGTGAAGAAAACCAAGCAAGGCGAACCCGCGTGTCTATGCTCAACGGCAACACCCGTGTACGCGCTTGAAATCCGCATCGCCCGCGACAAATGCCAGCGCCTGTTGAATCAAGGCCATACGGTTAGCTTGGGCAACTGCCCAAACACTGACTGCAACATGCCGTTAAGCGCTGACGAGACGGCAAAACAAGTCAAATGCCGTGGATGCAGGAACGTTTGGAACATCAACTTTTTGAGGACACTCATGCAAGACAAGATCAAACACAGCACTTACACGGGGACTGCTTCGGACATTAGAAGCAAACTCCAACAGGCTGGATACCTCGTATCCGCGAACACGTTGAAATCATGGGCGCACAGGGGCAAGCTCACCCCGGTACGCAAGGAAGGCAGACACCCAATCTATTGCATCGCGGACGTATACAGGCTCCTGCTCCACCTCCAACAGGCCGGACAGACGACTGACAGCGTATGGCAGCTACTCTCCGAACAGAAAGCGAACTAATGGCACGAATCATCATCGAAGACAACGGCCACACGATCACATACGAAAACGTGTCCAACATTCAAGACCGGCAAGACCGGAGCGCCACCACCACAAACATATTCCACAACACGCCAGAACGCACTCTGCATACGCTCACATTCCTCACGCCAACGGCAAACAGCATCATCTGAAAGAAAGGCAAAAAATGAGCGAGATCATGCAAATCACCGGCAACACCGGCAACATCGCATACCAGCATCCCCACGACGCCGGAGCCGACCTACGTTCCAACGAGGACACCATCATCCCCGCCAACGGGCGCACACTCGTGCATACGGGCGTATACGCGGCAATCCCTCGCAATCACGTGGGCCTCGTGTGTCCACGAAGCGGACTCGCGCTGAACCAAGGCTTGACCGTGCTGAACGCTCCAGGAATCATCGACAGCAACTATCGCGGCGAACTATGCGTGATCCTGCACAACACCAGTGAAAGAGCCGTTGAAATCACGGCGGGACAGCGCATAGCGCAGCTTGTCGTCACACCCGTCGCACACGTGAAAATCATTCCGGTAAGCCAACTACGGGAAGACACGGAACGAGGCGAAAACGGATTCGGCAGCACCGGCAAATGAGCCGACAACACTCGTAAAACAGACGCTCTACAACCATAGACAGGAACAATCATGAGAGTCTACATCGTCACCGCAAACGCCGGAGACAGAAACGACTACAGCGATTTCTACATTCCGGATGGCCACAGACCTCCGTTTTCGTGGTGGACCATGGCCGAATACTTATACAGCGGATACGCCGAGGAGGTCAGCATCATGGGCGTCTATTCCACGCGCGACCAAGCCGAAAACCGCGTCCGTGAACTCGACCGCGAACACTTCGACAAACTCCAAATCTTCGAATGCGTCTTAGACGCCAATTGCTGGAAATACGTAGGAGGCTACGCGGAATGAGCGAGACAATCAAAATCAGTGGAAAGTGAGCGCGTCATGCGAATCTACCTAGTAACTGCGAACGCACAGGATCACAACGAATACATCGAGTACCGGGATCAACCATATAATCCCGATTCGTTCACTGACACCCCAATGCACATGGGCGAAACGTCATGCACCGCTGGATTCGTAAGTATCATGGGCGTTTACACGACACGCGAACAAGCGGAGACACGCGTAACCAAGCTTGCCCGCGAGAAATTCCCGGACTTGCGAATCATCGAGATTGAAACGGACTCGGACTGTTGGCAGTTCATTGGGGGAGGTTGGCTCTGGTGAGCAAGCAGACAATCATCACAGCGGACCATCTGAACGCCACGCACTTAGGCGAGAAGATAATCATTTTAGACAATTGCGAAATCGTCATGTCAGGGAAACTCAAGGAGTTAAGAGCGACGCAATACTCCATGCCGGTGTACAGCAACGATATCGAAGCCGTGCCCGACGGCTATGGGAACATCACCATTGCCCCGAAACTGAATTACGAAACTGTCACCGACATCATCATGCACCTGTCGAATCAGCTCAATGACGATATCAAGGCGACCGTTCATGGTGACACGGAACTGGTAATCGAAGTCAACGGAAAGTAGGGGAGTATGACGGAAAACACCACCAGTAAATCAACGAACGAACTGCTGATGCGCGTGTTGCAAGTCGAATCACCGGAACTGTTCGACGGAGGCGACTATCAGCCGGTACGAGTAGTCGGCTACGATTATTCGCCATTCTGCGAAGCGGTCTGCGAAACCTGTGGCGATGATCCCGAAATGCTGACCATCGCATTCGAGACGAAAAACGGTGAATGTTACAGCGAATACTACGACTATTTTGGACTGCCGAACATTTTGGAAGCATTGGGTAAATGGGATAAGCAGTATGGGATGGATAATGAAATAGGGCGGTGTTAAGGATGAAGTGGTTCACTAGTGACTTGCATTTCGCGCATCCGTTCGTGGCCGCGCTACGCGGATACGCTAAGGATGCATCAATCAAACAACAAGCCGAACATGAGCATAAGCCGCTCAAGAACTGTGTTAACTGGCGGAAGCATGATGCCGACATCATCAGAAGCATCAACACGCATGTTGACGAGGAAGACGAACTCTACATCCTCGGAGACATCAGTTCCGGTGATACGTGGAGCGTAGACCAAGCGATAATGCGCATCCAAAACCTGCATGTACCACGCAAGAACAGGCATCTGATTCTCGGCAACCACGAACTGCACAGTTCCAGCCGCACGCTGGAAAAGTTGGCAAGCGTGTTCGGGGAAGTCGGACAAGTCGGATTAACCGACATCACAAGCGGAGACGGAACCCGAACATATCCAGTATTGCTAAGCCACTACCAATGGCGTGAGGACTTCAAAGAAGCGAAACCAAAATATCAATTCTCAACCAACTGGAACGACCCAAATCTAGCCAAATACGCGCTACCATACATGAACAACACGCTGCTCCTGCACGGACACACGCACGCGCATGACCCGCTAGAGTTCGGCAGACATCACAATGAGATCAACATCGGATTGGACGCATGGCATTTCGAGCCAGTCAACGAAGCCGAATTGGCGGACAATTGGCTACACGCTGCGTTAAGCGCGTCTGAGTAGTCTACAATGGCACATGAATGGGGGTGGATTCAAACCACCCCCACTACTTTTCAGTAAATAGCACCGTTGGATTCCAGATCAACCATTATTCAAGAATCCCTGCAATCCATCACCAGCCCTGCCATTCAGCCCGCGGCGCGCCATATCGTAATAGTCGAGCATCTGCGGACTGTTCCACCCCGCTGCGGCCATGATGTCCCTGTCCGGCACGCCAGCGTCACGGGAGAGCGTGCAGAACGTTCGCCGCAATGAATGCGGCGAAATATCCGGCACGCCAACACGCAATGCCACGGACGATACGATGCCAACGGCGGTCTGCTGTCGCAGACGCGCGCCGGAATCCTCACGGAACACCGCACCACGCCTACATCCGCCGATAAGTCGTGCAAGAGCCTCGGACGCCTCGGAGGGAATGGCCACACGCTGAGACCAGTCGCCCTTGCGGTCGAACCGCACCCACGGACGCCCGTCATCCAGATGACAGTCCTCGACATCCAGTCCAAGCGCCTCGCCGACCCTCGCGCCGGTCAACAGCAGCAGACTGCACAGGGCATCCGTCCGCGCATCCATTCCACGCGCTTCGCCCAGAAAAAGCCTCGCCTGCTCGCGGGTGAGGTACGTGCCGTCCGAGTGACCATACATTTTCGGCCTGCGCACATGCTCGCCGGGGTCGGAGTCGATGTACCCCTCCTCGAAGAGGTATCGGTAGAGGCAGCACACGACACTCAGATTCCTGTACACCGTGTTTTTCGCTACTGGCCGCATGCCGTTGCCATAGGCGGCGAACACCTCGATATGGGTGCGCTTCGCCCGCAGCATGTCGATGCCGTTATCCGAACACCAGCGGAGCCATCGCGATACGATGCTCCGATACCCCGCCCTTGTACCCGGCGTCAGGCCGGCGAGAAAACCGGCGATCATATCGCTCACCGTTTCCATATGCGCACCGTCTCCTTGCAGATCAAAGGCTTATCGGCTGGACCCTTGACGAATGGCGGAATCCACTGCCTACGCCTCAACGAATGATTCGGCCCATACGCCTGATCCCTCCAGAAGCCGCGCACGATGAAACGATGCGAATACTCACGTCGCACCCGCTCGTCATCATCGGCGCTTCCGCCCGGACGATGCAGATTCTCACGCAGCACCAGCATCTTGACCTTGCGGATTTCCGGGTCGAAACGCTGCGGCAGCGGATGCGCCATATCGGGTTTCGCCGGTTTCGCCTCGCAGATATGCGGTTCCGCGCTCAACGCCCACACCGCGCGCAGCAGATCGCCGAACCATCGGAAACCGCCGACATGCTCATTGAAAATGCCGTTGGCGAATCTGATGACCGGCAGTGAGAATGATTTCGCGTCGCATTCCTTCAGAGCGCATGGATGGTCCGTGAATCCCATCAATTCGATATCGCCGTTGCCGTCGCATTGCCAGAAGAGCGCCGACACATGGGCGTCTCCGACCTTCCTTCCCGTCGCGTCGTCGGTCACGGGGAATCTGACCATTTGGACATCCCCGTCGAAGAAGATAAGCCCGCTTTGCGCCGGCGCTTCCGATTTCGGGAAATCACCTGCCCGGACGGTATCTTCCGCCAGCGCCGTCATGTCCCGGCTGATCCACCAAAGCTGCGCGACGGCGAGATTGTCAGCGAAATTCCAAGCCGCTTCCATGCTCCGCTCGTATTGCGAGTGCGCAGCCATCTCCTCCTTTAATGCGACCCGCTCGTATTCCGCGAGTTTGTCGCGGATCAGCGGAAGGTGCGATGGGATGAGGCGAAGCCGTCTGTTCCTACTGCGCGTCATGTCAGTCAGCATCCCCAAGACGGTCGAAAACCTTGTCATACGCTTTCGTCACGCATTCCAAACCCATGCGGTAGACGCTCACGCGATCATGGTCAGACTCCGCCATGCGGCGCTGCCAATCATGCGGGAACGCCACGCTCAACAACGTCTCCCGCACGTCCGGTTTGACAACCTCGATTTTCTGCGGGAACATCGCATCAAAAGTGAGGACACACAAGGCGTAAGCCACCTGCAACGTTCGGTCAGACACGTAGCGGAAAGACTGTTTCGCCACGCGGTCAATCTCTTCCATAGACCACGGAACGGTAGCCGCCAACTTCGCGTACTCTTCCGCATCCTCATAATCCAAGCCGCCATTCATCGAATTGTCCTGAACCGTATCCACCAGGTATTCGTACAGTTCACCGATGATGCCCGCCGTGGAATGGACGAACACAGGCTCAAAATCGATAAAATAACTGCCGAACCACAGGCCGCAGACATGGCCCACATAGCCGGTAAGCTCACGCGGCAGCATATTCACGTCAATCATCACAACACCTCGATTTCGTCATTAAGACCCATGAACTCCTGAGTGGTGAACCCGCCATCCTTGACAACGCAGTACAACCAACCCTGGAATCCACCCAAGCGCGCATCACGCATCCCACGAATCAGGTCACGCAGCCACGCGTACACAAGATACGTTTTCGACACGGGACGCCAATAACGCTTACGCTCGACCACATCAAAATGGTCATATGCGTACATTTGCTGACCAACATGAAAATCAGCCCACAATTTCAACGTTTCCATGACACTCACGCCTCCCTCGAATCAACGTCGCCGAACAGTTCATAACGCAACTGCGCATCAGCATCGAACATCGCCTTGTACGCATCACCAAGAGACTCATAGAAGACGCCATCCACACGCCAACCTTCATATCCCTTGGAATCCAACGAACGGAACTCTCTCAGCGCGCCAAGCATCATCTTGCGCGTCAATCGATAATCCGGCACGTTCTTATGAAAATTACCGTCGAACCGGTCAGCAGCAACGTAAGCGTTCCGCGCTTTAGCCGTATCGAATGGGACAACAGTACCAATCGGCTCATGGTCGAAATTGAAAGTGTTGACACCGTAAGGCCAATAAACAGCGTAAAAATGACGGGACATGGTAGAATCTCCTTGCAAATGGTTTGGTTGAGTTAATTACTGTTTGCAATGGCCGACGGTATTCCTAGTACCGTCCGGCCAAACTTTTCAGAACAGGCAATCCATATGACGCGGATCAGGCAGATTGTCGGCAGCGGCGTTGATAACCGTGCTGAGATACGCGGTTATCAATGCGGGACGCTTACCGATCTCCTGTAATACGGCTTGAATGTTCGACTCGATGGACGAATAGCCGGTAGCATCCAAAGCGGCCTTGACCTGCTGTGCTGTGATGACGACACGTGACATTTCATGCCACCTCGACAATCTCATGCTGAGCGAGGTACGCGGCCACGGACTCTTCCAACGTTTGGTCACTGCCACGCTGGTAATAGTCACGGTACGCAACCACGCCACTCTTACCGTCGAACGCGACATATGCGACGCGACGGCCCTTGGAATCACGGAAGCCACGCGGCTTATGCACATATCCACCAAACACGTCAGCCAAATCCTTGACCGACTTGCCACCTGGAATCGTGACCACGCGCGCCTTGACACCATGCTGCGCAATCACCTTCGGCGTATCCTTGGACGGAATCGGCGGCACTTCAGGAATCTCAACCGTATCCGGTTCAGGCTCAACCGCCTGCGGGGTGACAACCGGCAAATCATCGTAGGTTTCGCACATCTCAGGATGGTCACACTCGGCCGGGGTGAGGAATGAAATGTCACGTGACACAACCATGCCGCCATCACTGTAAGACAATTCCCAACCATGCTCACGGTCGGCATCGGACAAGCTCACGCCATGCGCCGTATAATCCCCACAATCAGAGGAAACCATGCAATCGCCACGTTCCGCGATCAACGGCACGTCACCAATCTCACTCACGGCCTGAGCATAATCGGAGCCGTTAGGGTCAAGCCACGTGCCACCATCGGCACGATACGCGGCGGCAACACCACGCACCGCCTGAGCATTCTTCACGCCCGGAATCATCCGCCATGATTCAACACCATCCTTCATCTCGAAACGCCACACGCTAGGCGTGTTGACGGAATCGAAAAACATGAAGACACTGGACGAATTGACTGCCCACAGGCCGTTAACTTTGTTCGACATTTTAAAACTCCCTTGTATAAAACTTGATTATTTGATGGACCGTTCACCGCACGGCCCTGAGCGGTTTCACCATTCCAAAACCTTGCTACCGTCAACCAAAACGTATGACGTGCCGGTATGATTGCCGTCAACGCTTCCACGCCACTCGCAAATACGCTCGTAACCGTCCGAAGTGCTACCGTCCTCCATGCCGCACTGCGGGATATTGGACAACTCGCGGTAGCTCGCTAGGTCAGCTTGGTTGTAATCCTTCGTGGCATAGGTTTCGCGCCACCACGTCCACTGCTGCTCTGGCGTGCCATGCGGATCGGCAACCGGCTGATCGGAAAGCGCTGTGGAACAAGCCACGCCGAAAGCCAACAGGCCAACAAGCACGGCAACAAGCAGAGTAATCTTCTTACGCATTGCGAACACCTCACTTGGAAAGAACGGAATCAACAACCGTGTAGAATCCGGTGCAAAACTCTCTATTGTGTTCGCTGTGCAGTTCCGCACGGCAACGTTTCGTTAACAGGCGGCGGCACTCACCAATCATGGCATGTTCACCGCGCGTATAGTATTCATCCATCAACCACCACGCGGCATACGTGGTTCCGTCAAGCCTGTTTTCATCAGGCGAACGCCAAGCGTTTTGATTGTGTGAATACGTAGTGTTGTACACGTTGGCGAGATACGCATACTCTGCGGAATCAGATTCACGAATATCAGGAAAATCAACTGTAACAAAAGACATTTTTAAAGCACCTCGATTGTGTTGGAATGTAATGCCCGAACGGGCTATATGGGCGTGATTGATAGGCTCACGCCCGAAAGCCTGGAACAAGTCAGCGCATACGCTTGCGATTAGGACAATTGGGATATTCGATAGCCCGACACTGTAGGGCTTCTTCCATCTCCAAACGACGCGCATTGCTGCACAGAAACCGCGCCTCATCACCGGCACGGCACATCTCACGCCACAGCGCATCCGCCCGCTTCACGTCGGCACAATCGCTCTCGGCAACGAAACAGCGGATAGCGATCTCACGGTAACGCTCGGCCTCATCCCGCAGCTTGTGGGAATCTGGCGTCACAGGAAAACCGTAGTACGGGTAACGTTGATCGATGGGGCACTTCTCACACATGACTTGCCCCTCAGTGTTCCCGCGCGTACCGGCTGATAACACGCTCCGCCTGGCTGAGGGCACGCGCTTGCAAGTCAAGCAGAGGCTCGCCACGGAACGCCATGCTTGCATCATGACCATCAGCCATGTACCGGCGCATTTCGGACGGGGTGAAGAACCGGGCGGCGATATCCACGTTGCACACGAGAGCGCACCCGCCGTAACTGTATTCCCGCCAATTGTCCGCGCCGTTCAGCAACAGCGTGCGACGCGATCCGAAGTGGTCGGGAAGAACCGTTTCGGGCATGTCGAGCGAATCAAGCAATGCCAGCGCGGTATCCTTCACGCCCTGGTCCCACTTGCTGCGGGGCTTGAACTCGGCTTCGATATTCTTGTAGGTCTCATCAACGGTATACATTTTGACACTCCATTCCAGCCCCCTTGCTAGAATAAGAGGGCTCTAGTTAGTTGGTTAATAATTACTGAGCAATCGAGCCGGATAGTTGCAGCTATCCGGCTCAACTCATTCGTGAGCTACCGCGCCCATAAAGAGCACCGATAGCCCTGGCGGATTACTTAGAATCTGCCGAAGTTTCAGAATCAGAATCAAGTAGCTTACGTGGATTAGCAACACGCAAGGCGTCACACAGCTTTATCGCAGTGGCCAAGGTTAAGTTAGCCTCAGAGCGCCTACCGCTCTCGATATCTGAGATGTTGCCGCCTGACATGCCAACCTTTTCGGCTAGCTCTCGTTGCGTCAACCCGCGCTTCATCCTTAATTCTTTTAATCCCATGGCCTGCTCCCTTCTTGGGTTAGGGCCATCGTAGACCACTCAGACGGTGCGAGACAATTCCATGCCGGCAATCGCACCACATTGGCGACTCGGCGACGGTTCAGCCTTGCAATGGTGTGAGGGTGCATCATACCTAGTCGCATTCCGTCGCGTCTCTGTCGCGTCCACTCTTCAGTTGTCAATCATCCATGCCGCGCCTATTAGGGGGCTTCGTGTCACCGTCCTTGCGGTGGTGGCCTTCGTGGTGGTGGTCTCTTCATCTCCGTTCCTTTCGTTGTCGTTTGCTTGATGGCTCTCACTATACACGTCCTACGTATGTAGTGCAAATTGAGCCAACATAGAACATGTCAAAACCATTGCAAACACTAGCATTTGTCGGCGTGTCGCAACCACACGACGGCGACATAAAGACGGCGGACGCCACAGCCACGGCACGACACGGCCACGTCACGACGTCCAGGGCATGACGGCCACGACGGGCACGGCACGTCCACAGCCACGACGTGACCACGACGGGCACGGACATGATCGCATACAAAGGAACGTGCCCGCGCGATACCACACGACACGCCAAAACACAATCGCACAAACGTTCCAACGTTGCACCATGCAACAAACACCCCCGTGGGGGAGTGTCCCCCCGGCGCAAAAAGCAAGGCCGCTTGCTCTCTAGTGCTGACGCTGAATGCTCGCTGGAACATTTTTGGATTACCCGTTACTTACGAAGTCTTCACATATTTAGTGGTTGCAACCGTTTCTGCACCCTACATATTGTGTATAATGTTCCTTGGATTGATGTTGATGGTGGTAGAGCGCAGCTCGGGTCCGCATCGATATCTGGCTGCTATCACTCATTGCGCGTAGCGTGAGTATCCTAGGTGTGATGCAGTCAGCAGTGGAATCCGACCAGTCTATCCCGGACGTGGCTTACATGGACTCGTACCTATTATTTTGGGCTGGTCTGCAATCCTGTTGGCACAGCCTTTTGGTTGCCGGGTTCGATTCCCGGGGTTTGCTCTAGGTTTCATGGGGTAGCTGCCTATGAGATCGATGGCATTGCTCGAATATCTCCGCTGGAACATGTGGGGGATAAGAGGCTCCCTGCCTTAATCAGGTGGTTGATGACCGAAGGGGAGGCACGGCCAAACGGGTGCATAGATGTTTCACGTTCCTTGCCGTTGGTGGTAAAGCCCATTCCACCATGCCGAACGTCTTTCCGACTTGGACGTTAACTAAGTCGGGTATATGGCATTGGTGCAACCGGTAGCATTACGGTCTCCAAAACCGTCGATGTTGGTTCGAGTCCAACATGCTGTGCTCAGCCTACCCACAGGCTGTGGGAAAGGTCTTCGGAGTCGTCTTGTGGCGGCTCTAGTTTTAGCTGACCCGCCTAGTCTGCGGGAACAGTCTCCTGAGTCGCTGCGGCGGCTCTTGCATTTTGGATGCTTGGCAGAGTGGCTTATTGCACCACCTTGCTAAGGTGGCGACCGGGAACGGTTCGGGGGTTCGACTCCCTCAGCATCCGCGCGCCGTGGCTGGCGGTAAAAAGCCATTGTGATGATGCCATTGGTTCCTTATGGCTCTCTGGGGGTTGAACGAGCGTCCCATGCTCCTGTTGTGGGTGGAGTGTGGGATGCTTGTTCTTTTGCTTTGGTGGCGGAATGGTAGACGCGGCGCACTCAAAATGCGCTACCTGTAGGGTGTGAGGGTTCGACTCCCTCCCGGAGCACTTGGGTTGGTTGATCTGAGAACTTTTCCTGCTGGGATGTTTCCCCTTTGGCGTGTTTTCCTGCTCAGCACCGGCCAACCCTGTTTTTGTGGAGGCATTGTGGCGTGGTCTAGTTCCCATCGTGATGAACGGTTCAATCCTGATTGGCCGCGTGTCCGTGCGATGATTCTTGAACGGGATGGGCATAGGTGCCAGTGGCCGGTCAAGGATGATTACGGGAATGTTCGCCTGTGTGGCCGGTATGGGAATGAGGTTGACCATAAGGTTCGTAATCCTGTCCATGATGATGATCGTCCTGAGAATTTGTGGGTGTTGTGTCGTTGGCATCATCAGCGGAAGACCGAGGGTGAGTCTGCTGAGGTTCGTCGTGCGAAGGGTAGGAGTCGGAGGGAGAAGCGTTGGTATTCTCACCCGGCTTTCAAGTGAATGAGTTCATGTGCGCGGTTGCCGGTTGCGCTAATCCGGTGTGTGCGAAGGGATTGTGTCGTTCGCATTACGACCGTGACCGTTATTCGGGGTCTCCGCTGAAGCCGTTGCGTCAGCGCATGTGTCCTCAATGCCATACGTGGTTTGATCCGAAGCGTTCCGACCAGTTGTTTTGTTCTGGGCGTTGCCGTGTGGCGTATAAGCGTGCTCGTGATGATGATAAGTCGTTGCCGGTGAAGCCTGAAACGACTATGTATGTGCGTCCGGTTGACGTGTCCGAGCTTGAGTCCGAGCTTGTTGTTGAGTCTTTTACTGATTCTCAGGTGGTTGAGAAGTGTGGCGGCTTGTGCGCGAAATGCCATGAGCCGGTTGATGTTGGTTCGAGTGGTGCCGATGGTGCCGCTTTCGTGTGGAAGGTTCCGTTGGAGAAGTCGCATAGTGCGACTTTGGCGAATCGTCTGCTGGTTCACAAGCGTTGCGAGGGTGGAACGTCCTAGCTTCGCGTATTGCCTGAAACGGGCGGATTGTGAGGCTGGCTGTGGCTGGTAATGGTCGTGGTGCGCAGAAGTCGAAGAATCCGATTCTTCGTGCGCCTGATAGTCCGATGGGTTTGGAGTTTCCTGCTGTTCGTCCTGATGGGCAGGAGTGGCTTGAACGGACGAAGAAGTGGTATGAGTCGCTTCGTGTCAGTCCGTTGGCTCAGCGTATGGGTGTTGAGGCCGACTGGTACGCGGTTCAGGATTTGGCGTTGTTGAAGGATGATTTCTGGCGTCCGAAGACTAAGGGCCGTTGGATGTTGGCTTCCGAGATTCGTCAGCGTGAGGCCACGTTGGGCATTACGCCCGAGGCTCGTGTGAGGTTGAAGTTCGATGCTCCGCAACCTGACGATATGAAGGCTTCCGCGTATGAGGGCGATACTGAGGGCGCTCGTAACGTTCAACGGAACAGGCAGCGTGCTTCCGCATTGGGTTTGCGTGTCATTGATGGTGGCGCCTAATGCATACGCGCATTCCCGAATTGCATGGCGAGGATTTGACTCGTTCGATGGGAATGTTCGCGGTTTGGTGGATTGAGACTTTCTTCCGTGTTGGTCGTGGTGGCGGTGTTGGCTTGCCTGAGACGTTCGACATGGACGAGTACGTGTTCATGCTTCACGCTTATGCGTTGACCGAGTGGGGTACCCGCCGGTTCAATCGTGTGTTTTATTCGCGTGCGAAGGGTAAGAACAAGTCCGGTAAGGCCGCTGGCATTTGCGCGTTCGAGGGTTTGGCTCCTTGCAGGTTCGATCATTGGGCGGAAGAAGGGGAGACTTACGAGTTTCTGGGCGAGGTCTACCCGTATGTGAAGGGTGAGCCTGTTGGACGTATGGTGCAGATGCCGCAGATTCTCTGCTTGGCTACCGCCGAAGGTCAGACTGGTAACATTTTCGATTCGATTTACTACAACTGCGATCAAGGCCCTTTGAGCCAGTTGAAGGGTGTCGGCCTTGATGTTGGTCGTACTCGTATCGGATTGCCGGAGGGTGGGGAGATTGTTCCCACCACGAGTGGTGCCGCGTCCAAGGATGGCGGTTTGGAAACATTCGCCGCCTGCGATGAAACCCACTTGTACAACACGAACAAGCTTCGCAACATGTACAAGACCGTTCAACGTAACCTCGGCAAACGTAAAGGTGATGCAGACCCGTGGATTCTTGAAACGTCCACCATGTACAAGCCGGGCGAAGAGTCCATCGCTGAAACATCGTACAAGTATGCGTGGGATACCGCTTCGGGCAAAATCAAGCATCGTAGCGGCATCTACTTCGACCATGTGTATGCGAATATCGACTTGGATGATTTCGCTGACGAGAAGAAGGTTCTCCGCGCCTTGCAGGTCGCGTATGGTGCGAGTGCGAAGAGTTCGGACGGTAAGGATCATCTGATATTGCCCGATGGTCGTATGACCGTGTTGAATGCTGATGGTGTTGACCCCGAGGGGCACACGTATTGGGATGGTGAGCTTGGCCCGTCGAAGGATGGGTGGATTGACCTGAATGGTCAGATGGACCAGATTTACCAGCCTGACTCCGATCCTGCTGATTCGATGCGCTATTTTTTCAACACTTTGTCGAGTGTGCATGACGCTTGGCTTACGGAGTCCGACATTCAATCCCACATGCTGTATCGGGATGAAATGCATACGGCGTTCAATTCGATTCGTTTGGATGGCGCGTGGCAACGGTTCGTGACGAAACGTGAGCCTATAACGCTTGGCTTCGATGGTTCCGTGTCGGATGATTCGACGGCTCTTGTTGGATGCCGCGTGTCCGATGGCATGTTGTTCCTGATAAAGCTTGAATCCGCGCCCGATGGGCCTGAGAAGGCCACTTGGCGTGTGAATCGTGATGCGTTCGACGGTATGGCACGTTGGATGATGGACAACTACAATGTGGTCGGCTTCTTCGCTGATGTCGCCTATTTCGAGCAGATGATTGGCGGCTGGGAGAAGGATTACGGGAAGAAGTTGAAGGTCGGCCCGCGTAAGAGCGGTGACAAGATCAAGTTCTGGACTAACAACTGGTATAAGGACATGCAGGTTGCGTTGGATAATGCGCATACCGCGTTCCGGTACCCGTATACGGAGCCTGACCGTAAGTCTAAGCCCATCAAGGATGATATCGCGTTGCTTGCCGATCCGCGATTGGTGAATCATTTCCGTAATGCGCGTAGGCGGGAGACCCGTACTGGGTATGCGATTTACAAGGAGTCTCCTAATTCACCGGACAAGATTGATGCGTGCATGGCTGGCCTGCTGGCCTATACGGCTCGTGGAAAGTATTTGGAATTGGCTGAGGTCAAACGTCGTTCCGCTCCGATGAGAATCTACTAGGTGGTGATTTCGAGTGTCTGACTCGTTGATGATTAAGAACGCTTCCGATGATGACGATGATGCTTATGTCATCACCAATCTGGCACGTGAGTGGGGTGAGCGTCTGCCGTATCTTGCCGAATTGAAACTCTTCAAGGACGGCAGGGAGATGGTGGACGCGAACAGTGTTCCTCAAGGCACTGATCCGAATGCTGCGCCCGTGTATAGGCTGATGCGCCAGTTGGGTGTGGTGAATCTCGCTCGTCGTATCAGCGAGAGCGTGACCGACCGGCAGCAGCCCAACGGTTTCCGTAAGGTTGAGGATTCTTCGTTGAAGGACACTGACGCCGATAGGATGGCGAAGCAGTGCGGTCTTAATTTCATTCTTCGCCGTAACATGCTGCCGGATAAAGGCGATTACGGGTGTTCGTTCGGTTTGGTTTCCAATGCCGGGCGTGGACGGTTCATCACTCCGCTTAGCCCTTGGGAATGTTGGATGGATGTTGGTGAGACTTCTGCCATCCAATACACGTATATGGATCAGGAGAACAAGGAAGTCATCCGCCTGTACCGTCTTGTCGTTGACGATTCCAAGACCACGACTAGGGTGTATTCCAAGACGGCTCAACGTGAGCATGACCGTTCCATTGTCGCTCCCAACGATATTTCAGCTGTCGCCAAGTTGGCGTCTGATGCGAAGGCTTGGGAGCCTGGCAGTGATTGGGAGTGGGTGGAGGATTCGCAGCAATCGGATTTTTCCTATGCGGAGAAGTGCGATTCGTTGCCGATAGTCAGGTTGAGCACTGTTGACGGTCAGGGCCTGTTTGAGCCGTATCTGCCGATGTTGAAGAGGATAGACCGTGAAACGTTTGACCGTTTGTGCATTACGATGATGCAGGCGTTCCGTCAGCGTGCGATCAAGGGTACTGTTCCGACCACGTATACCGAAGAGGATCAGGAAGTCATCGACGGTGAGAAACAGGCCGGTGATCCGATTGATTTGGCGTCCACGTTCGCGGTTGGCCCGGCTGCGTTGTGGAAACTTCCTGATGGTGTTGATATTTGGGAGTCGCAGACCACTGATACTGGTTCTTTGCAGAACAATATCATGTCTGACGTGAAGCAGTTGGCTTCCGCCGCTGGTATTCCATTGGATATTCTTTCGCCTGATGTGCAGGGTTCCGCCAACGGCGCGGAACTGAAGCGTGAGACGTTGAAGTTCAAGGTTCAGACGATGAACGAATTGGATTCTGAGCCTATCGTGCGGATGATTCGTATGGCTTTGGCCGCGTCGAGAACGGCGGAGGCTTCGGCGTCCGAGTTCGAGATGGTGTGGAAGCCGATGGATACGACCAGTTCGCTTGAACAGGCTCAGGCTTGCCAACTGTTGTATCAGAGTGGCTTGTTGGCGCGTAGGACGATTCTCACGCACAAAATGGGTTTTACGGCTCAGGATGTTGCCGAGGATGATATGAACCGTCTTGCCGACCAGTTCAATGTTTCCGGCCCGTCGGATAAGGGTACTGCGAAGCTTGTTGCCGCAGTGGAACCGGCGACCGGTTGGGATGATGAAACCAATTCCGCTGTGGATGGTCTGCCTAATGTTGATGCCGAGCTTGTCGATGAAGGCGAGATTGAGTCCTGATGTCTGGGAAAACGCTTGAATCGTTGTCCGACACGCTTGAACAGGCTCGTGCCGCTTTGGTGAACCAGTATGTGGGTCAGGCGCACAGGATGTGGGATATGTTGACTCCCGCTGACTGGTGGAATGATGGCATGACGTTTGCCGTCGCGTCTCGTATGGCGTTGTTGGAGATGGCGTTGATTCAGCAGGTGCGCCGGTTGGGTGTTTCCTATGCGAATGAGACGTTGAGGCTTGTCGGCGTCAATCCGAAGGGTGATGTGCCGAATCTCGTGTTTCCGCGTGACAATACCGACCCGTGGCTTGTGGCCCAACGTCCGGCTGACTCGTATCGTTCCGCCGCTATCAAGTCTCCTACGATTCGCCCGCAGTCTTGGCCTGATAAGACCGATGAATTGTTCAGTGAGGTTGACAAGTGGCTTGAACAGGCGTTCAACCGGTTGCAAACCAGTGTTGACGAGGACGTGTCAAGAGCGCAGACGAGCGCCACGCTTGACAAGTATCGGAGTAGCAAGGTTTTGGAATACCGCAGGGTGTTGCATCCTGAACTGTCCAAGACCGGCTCGTGCGGCTTGTGCGTCGTGGCCGCTGACCGCTGGTATTCGACTGCCGACCTACTGCCGTTGCACACTAACTGCCATTGCGGTGTCGCACCGGCTGGCAGCGACTATGATCCCGGATTCCAGTTGAATCAGAAGGATTTGAAACGACTGTACGACGAGGCCGGTGGCACTACCGCGTCCGCGTTGAAGCAGGTGAAAGTCAAGACGATCACTCATGGAGAGCTTGGCCCCGTGCTTTTTGCCGAGGATGCGGAGGATACGCCTAATCCGATTCCGTCGAAAGCTTCCAACGCTTGGACCACTCCTGACCGTAGGTCTACGTTGGCTCAATGCCGTCGTATGGAGAATCGCGCCATCGAGTTCAACCGGCGTTACAAGGAAGTGTGGAAGACCGGCAAACCGGTGACATTCAGGTATGAGGGTAGGACGTTCACGTTCAAACCATCCGAAAATTTGAAACAGGCTATGGCATGGCAGAAAACCATGCTCAACCAGATGCGGTCGATGCTTGGCGAGGCCGCATAACACTATTGAAAGGATTCAAGCCTAATGGCTGATGAAAACACCAATACCGCCGAAACGGCGGCATCTCAGAACACGCCTGAAACGGGCGTGACCGCACAGCCGAAGGACGCTATTGCCTCTGTTGCCGCTAGTATTAGGGAGCATAAGAATAGTGCCAATGATGACCTTTCCGAGAAGTTGGGCATGTGGAAGCATCAGGCTCGTGAGAACGAACAGAAGATGCATGAGAACCGCGACCGTGCCAATGCCGCCGAAGCGAAGCTTGCCGATACCGAGGGCGCTCTCGCCAAAGCGAACGTGCAGATAGCCCGTTTGAAGGCGCAGAAGCAGCATCCTGAAATTACCGACGAGGCTTTCGACACGTTGTGTAAGGAAACCGACCCGGAGAAGATTTCGGAATGGGCTGACGCCTTCGTGAAATTCATGCCAAGCAAGACTGAAACGGTTGAAGCGGAGCAGAAAGATAATTCCGATGATGTTCCATGTGAGCCTTCACCGGAGTTAGCGAAGGAATTGCAGAGCAGAAACATGCACGTATGCAAACCGAAATCAAGCGTCACTGACGCATACAACTACGGTGCCGAGCATTCCAAAATCGAAAAAAAATAGTTTAAGGAGAAAAATATGGCCAATCAAATGGTTCATACTATCGCCAAGACCGCTCCGAAGGATGACCAGTCTTGGCTTATCAACCGTATCACCGATGGCGTGCGTGAAGCGCAGCTTGACTTGGCTACGTTCACCAAGGAAAAGTCGCATGAGAATGATTACTTCGCGTCCATCACCGACGACGATTACGAAGCTTGGATGAAGTCCGGCATCCCGCTGGCGCAGATCACCGGAACCAACAATTATGGCCCGTATGATCCTCAAGCCACCGATGGCCGCAATGGTACGATCATCGGTTTCTTGGAGTCTCCGGTGCACGTGCAGTTCACTCGCACTGGCTTCGAGGACCAGTATCCGACAGTTGGCGTCCGCTACATGGGTGTCATCGATAAGAACAATCTGCCGTACACCGTTGATTTCAGCAAAGCGAAGTTGGAGGGATTGTTCCTTGACTATGACAAGGATTCCGCAACCCCGCATGTGACCGTGTTGAATCCCGCGTCTGCAAGTGCCGCCGACCATACGGCCTGAGTCTAGTTTTCCAACCGTTTCAAACCCGCCCACAGTGGCGGGTTTTCGCATATTAGGAAGGTTTTATAATGAGTCTGCTTAACAAGGACATCATTACTCCAGACGAGGCGTCCGCCATCGTGTTGGGAGCTTATCAGACCACTACGGCGGCTTTGCCGTTCGCTTCCATTCTGCCGGACAAGTTCACTGGATTGTCCGTCGAGTGGACACCGAATGAGGATGATCCCGAGGTTGATGAGATCAAATACTCCACTTGGGATGCTGAAGCGCCATACGGTCGCACCAATGGCGGCGAGAAGCTGTCCTACACCTCCATGCTTCCGTTGCGTAAGCGTATGCGCGTGTCTGAAAAAGACATTGCGAATGGCACCATTTCCATGACCAATGGTGATTTGAAGACCACTCTGAGCGATTATTTTGTCCAGTTAGGCAAGGAATTGGCCTACCGTTTGGAGAAGGCGCGTGTCGCCGTCGCAGTTGACGCGAAGCTTGGAATCAAGGAATCCAACGAGGAAGCCAACTGGGATTACGCGCGTGACAGTGCTTTGACCACTTCTCTTACCGCAACTAAGACTTGGGACAAGTCTGGTGATCCAGTCAAGGATCTGCGTACTTGGTCCGATCTTATTGACGATAAGAAGGGCGACCGTCCAACCATTATGGTCACGACTCGCAAGGTTGTGAACGCTTTGACGTCCAATGCGGCCATCATCAATTACCTGTTCCGAGGGCAGGGTTCCACTCTTCCGGGTCTCGTTTCCGAGAATGACGTGAAGAGCGTTCTGAGCCTGTACACCGGCATTCAGGACATTTATGTGGTCGATGAACGCTACCGTGATTTCGCCCGCCAGTCCAAGATCACTCTTCCGGGCGGTGTGAAGAGTTTCTTCCCTGAGAACACCATCCTGCTGATTCCGGCTTTCGGTGATGTGAACATGGGCTATACCGCGTTGGGGCCGACCGCTGAGGCTCAAACTCCCGCATACGGCATCAGCCGTGAGAAGAACGCCGGCCCTATCGGAGTCGTGTTGAACACTCCATCCGCCACTCCGAGCTATGAGGCTTACGTGAACGGCACCGCACTGCCGATTCTCGTGCAGTCCAACAGCACTTTGAAGGCAACTGTTCTGACCGCATGATCTAGGAGGCGCGTATGAGCACGGCAATCATCGACAACATCGACTGGTTGAAGTATATGCGCGTCTACGGTTCCGCCGACGCGGATTCATTTGAAGAGCATTTCGACACTGATTGGATTTCCGCTCAATGCCGCAAGGCCGCTCTCATCTGTTTGAGCGAATGCCCGATTGTTCGGACGCGCTTGAAGAAGGGGCGTCTCTCTGAAAGTGATTTCGCGTCGGTCGTATGCGAAATGGTGTTGCGCGTAGTACGTTTCAACCGGTTCAAAACCGAAGCGAACGGTTCTTACTCGTACACGGAGCATGATCCGCAGCAGAATCAGCCTGGCTATGATCCAAGTCCCCGGCTGTTCTTGTCGAAAGCTGAGAAATCGATTCTGAATGGTTTCGCTGAATCCGCTGGCACGATGTCACACATCAGTCTTGGTTTCGACCCCGGTTATGGAGGTTGATGATGGCGTTTCTGTTTGACGATGATACGAATGAACGCCATTACCTCTACGAGGATGACCAAACCGATTACGGTGGTCAGAAACAGCTGTTCGACACGGATTATGTCGTTGTGATTCCTCGCAAGCATGTTCAGGACGCGCACGGCGGCCAGTATGTGCAGACTGGCGATCCCGTGAAGGTCATCTGCTGTGTTGAGGGTCGTGCGCAACAGGCTGGCATGTTCTCTATTTCTGGAGCTGAGGATAAGACGCCATCTTCGGATAACCCCGGCGGTTTGGAAGAGGTCACTCCTTTGCAGATTCTTGCGAGGGAATGGCCCGGCGACATTTATTCCCGGATCTGGTATAAGGGCGATTATTACGATGCTGACGGCGCTCCTACGTGGCGTGGGAGTGGTTCTCGTTTCTCCTGGCATTGGGAGGTTCGTGCACGTCGTGTTGTTATTGGCGATTATCTTGATGGCGGCATTTCCGAGCCTGAATGGGTGAAGGAGGTGGGCGGCGTTGGGAAGAGTCACGGTTCGACGTAGCGTCGCTACCGATATTGCGAAGATGTATGGGCCGGAACTTACACGCCGCGCCGCCGTGCATAGCGTGTCTGCCGTCCGCGCGAAGGCGAATGAGGCAGCTACGCATTCAAGCGTTGCGGATAGGATCGAGGTTTCCGTTCGCAAAGTCGGCTGGCATCATCAGATTGTCATGTCCGTCATGGGCCGTGATGGCACGCAGGTCGCTCCGCATTTGGAGTTCGGCTATTTCAACCGGTGGCTTGAACACAAGTATGGGCCTCGTGATCCGAGAGCGCGTATTCCGGGAAAACATATCATGTTTGATTCGTTGAGTCGGGTGAGATTGTGACGGACAACATTTTTCAGCGTCTTGCCATTGACGTTCGTGAGTCAATCGATGCGGAACAGTTGGTTTATGAACTGTTGAATCGGGCGTATCCGTGCGAGGAGTGGCCTGATGTGAAGGTCTGTAGCGAGCTTGACTTGCCTTTGAACGCTTACGGTGAACGTGGACAGGTTCTTCTCTATTATGTTTCCGCTCCCGAACAGTTTGACCGTGGATTGTGGCGTTTCGGCGTGACGTTCACGGTTTTGGCCGCTGACTGTAACAATCCTCACGGTTTTGCACGTCACTTGTATAAGACGGTGCAGGGTTGGCCGTTCGAGGAGTCCACGACAGCTGGAACGGTCGGCACCGTGTCTGTGACGGCGCAGAAGAGGCAGTCTGATTCAAAAGAGAATCAAGGCAAGAACGTCAAGGAGTATGGGCTGTCGGCTGTTGTGACTGCCCGCGATTCGTTCAAGGCTTGACCGGTATCGGTCAAGCCTTTTCTTTTATCAATTTCAAGTAGAAAGGCACCATTATGGCTATTAATGCCGATGGCCTGATTCAGGCGTCTCGCGGTACGTTGTTCACGGCTCCCGCGAAGACCGCTCTTCCAACCAAAGTTTCCTCGTTCTTGTTGAACAGTGGCACTGTTGCCGCCGCTGGCAGCGGTTCCGTCGTGAATTGGGAGAATATCGGCCATACCTCCAACAACAACAAGATCAGCTTCAGCAAGGATGGCGGGGACACCACCACGAAGGACACGTGGCTTGTCGCCGGTGCGAAGAGTTCTACCGAGGCCCCGACCATCACCGTGTCCGGCGCGTCCGTGCAGGGTGATTCGGCCACCATCACGAAGGTCACTGGCGGCTGGGCCGGCGACCAGGGCGGCATCGTCGTGCCGTTGCAGCCCGTGGTGCAGCATCTGGCGTTGTTCGTTCTCGCCTACGATGATTCCGACAAGCTGAGCTTCGGATTGTATCTGCCGGAGACCGATTTCACGTTCGATAACGTCAGTCTCGCCGATGAGGATTTCGCGGAGTTCAGCTTCAACGCTGTCGTGAAATCCACTAGCGTGCTGAAGGCCGGTGCCAATGGTGAGGTTGGCGCGTACCAGATTTTCGCCCCGGAGACGTTCGTGTCAAAATAACCAGCCCGGATTCCAGCGGTAAGAATCCGGGTGATTCCTCCCAGACCGTATCGGGTTTGACCTCGAAGGACTGAGATTTCCCATTGCCCCCGCATGTACCCATCCGTGCGGGGGCAATTCTTTCCAACGATTGGCAGATGGGTTTTTTGATGGGGATTACAGATTATGGCTTCCAAAACTGATAAGAACACTGTTAAGACCGTTCCGGATATTCCTGACACGCTGGCTGAGTTCGTCGAACAGCACGAGGAACTGGCCGGATGCCCCGAGTTCGTTCCGGCTCATGAGTTCTCCGTGGCTCTGACCTGCGATTTCATGGTGGTTGATGCGGTCGCGTCCGAAAGTTATGCCGTGTTCGGCAAGAAGAGTTCCAATGACGTCGATTCAAGTCTCGCCGTTGCGCGGATGGTCGCGGCTGGCGATAGTTTCTTCGAGAAGATCGCCAAGGACGTTGACGTTTACCGCAAGTGGGTTACTGGCCGTAGCCCGGCTGCTCTGGTGCGGGTATTCACGTTGCTCCACATGTTCTATAGCGTGGCTTTGGGAAAATCCGAAGCGTCAAGGACGCCTACCGAAAATGCAGAGTAGAGCTTACGTGTGATTTCCGTAGGTTTTACAATTTGAATCTTCCCGCCGCCATGCATGAGTATGACGGCGGTTTTCTTTTGACCCTTATCGGCGGTCTTGCTGGGTATGACGAATCGTTGTATCGGGAATGGTTGCTGAACCATCCTGATGAGCGTGCCCGCGCCGAGTCCGAGAGTGATTCCGGTTTGAGTTTTCACGGGTTCACTCAGGATACGAGTCTGCTGTTGGGTATTTACAATCAGGTCGGCTTGCTGGTTTCCGGCACATTGCAGTTCAAGGACGGCAAGCATCCTGAGTTCAAACCGATTATGCCCCCTCACGCCGCCGATGGCGTTGATAGGCGTGTTTCCGCCAACTTCGAGTCGATGAAGGCGTTTCTGGGCATGTGATTGAAAAACAGGGGTTCTTATGGTGGAGTATCTCGCCGGTTCCGTTGGAATTGATATTTATCCGAACACCAAAGGGTTTGGCGAAGAACTCCGCCGTAAGCTCGCCAGGTACGCCGATGACGATTTCGATGTTCGTGTGACGCCTGACGTTGACATGTCTCGTTGGCGTGCGGCGAAAAGGCGTATCGAGGATGATGGCATCGTCCAGAATGTTGAGATTCGTGGCGATGACTCCGATCTGAAACGTGTTCTTCGGGACATTGATAAACGTAAAGTATCCCCGAAGGTCGAGCTGACCGACGCTTTGCGTGATCTGCGAACGATGCGCAAGCAAGTTCAGTCTTCCGACAAGGCTGTTTCCGCGATGAACAAGCGTATCGCCAATGGTGGCGATGCTTGGCGCAAGGTCACGCTGAAAAGCAAATCGTATCAGGACGCGGTGAAACGCAACACGCGATTGACCACGGCATACGCGAACAAGCAGATCGACGTTTTGGATAACGTCAAGAAGCACATTCGCAGTATGCAGGATGCTATCGAGAAGGTCAAGCCTCTGGGCAGTTCCAACAATGTCTCGATGGCTCGCGCCAACCGTCTCGTCGAACAGCTTGACAATGCGATGCAGCAGTTGAAGCGCAACAGCAAGGCGAACATCCGTGTTGACGTCAACGATGTTTCCGAGGTCGTCAACGTTCTTGAGAACGTGTCCAAGCGTCTGAAGCAGGTCGATGGGATGGACGCCCACGCGAAGGTCTATCTCGACGGCGCGAAAAGCATGGAACGCGAACTGGAGGCGTTGAGGCGAAAGTTCCGCAGTCTTCCGAACGACATCGAAACGGATTACAAGTCAGCCATCGACAAGCTGAATCTTGCTGCGTTCCATGCTGGCAAGGATAAGAACTACCACTATGAGGTCAATCTTGATTTGGATGTGACCCGTGCGCGTGAGAAGGCCAAGAAGCTTCAAGAGGATTATAAGAAGCTTGAAATGGACATCGACCTTAAAACAGCTGGTGCTCGTGCTCATCTTGCCATGCTCACCCGTCCTCGGTCCGTTGAGATTTACGCGAAACTCCATGCCACTGATTTCGGCAAGATGCTGGATGGCATGACGTATGGCGCGACAGGCTTGCGTGCTGTAAACAATCAATTCCAGAAGTTCGTGAATTTCATGGACTCGTTGGATGAGAAGGTTCCGTTCTTTTCCGCATTGGGAACTGTTTTCGCCGGTGTTTCCGCTGGCGCTATCAATATGTCGCGTAGCGTGCTTGGTGTCGGCTCTTCGATTGTTTCCATGTCGAAGGCCGCTTTGGCAGCCCCGGCCGCTCTCGTCGGATTGGGCGCCGCCTATGCGTCCGTGAAGATGATTTGGGGCGAAAAGGGTGCTACTTGGAGCGACCAGATCGACATTGCATCCACGAAGCTGGGCAAGCTGTCCGACAGTGTGGTGAACGCTTTCTACGGTCAGGCGCGTCCAGCAATTCGCGGGTTGGCTGATTCCATTGCCGACACGTTGATTCCCCAAATGTCAACTCTTGCCGACCATGAGGGACGAATCGTCGTCGGCATGACCAAGATGGTCAAGGAAGCCGATAAGACAAGCGTCGTATCCAGCATTTTCAACGATGTGAATAAGTCGTTGACTTATTTGGAACCGGGTGTTGAGAGCCTTGTCAAGGCTTTTCTGAATCTTGGCGATTCAACTAGCCAGTATCTTCCTCGTGCCACACGGTATGTGAGTGAGCTTGCGGATCAGTTCGCACGTTGGGTTGATAATGCTCGCGCGTCCGGTGAGATTGAGAAGTCGATGCAGCGTGTCATTGAACAGGCTGGATATTTGAAGAATTCCGTGAAAGCGCTCATGGGTATTGCTTCCGGCTTGTATTCCGCTTTGGCTGAGGACCAGAATGGCATCCAAAGCTTCTCCAAGGAGTTGCAGAAGGCGGATAAGGCTGTCAATTCGGCAAAGTTCCAAGACACGTTGAAGTCGTGGGCTGTTGGCGCTAAAGTGGCGCAGTCCGCGATGCGTGATTCATTCTCCGAGATTGGTGACGCTGGCTATTCTCTGCGGCATACCGTGGGAAATGTTTTCGGTGATGCCGGTAGGACGATTGCTTCGTTCACGAAGAATGTGAGCCGCCTGTTGAAGAACAGTAGCGGTGGTATTTCCGATTTTTCGTCTGACGTTTCCAACGGATTTCAGAAGGTGTTCAACGCTGTTGGCGATGTGAGTCCGATGTTCAGCCAGTTGCTTTCGACTGTCGGGCAACTGTCTAAGACGTTCGGCGGCACATTGGCTGCTTCTCTTCGTGCTTCTGCTCCGCTGATTCAGGCTATCGCTACCGCCGCCGAGGCTGTGGCTAAGGCTTTCAGCGCGTTGCCGGAACCGATTCAGGCCGCATTGGGCGTGTTCGCCACGTTCGGCAAGGCTGGCAAGACCGCTTTGGACACGGTGAAGCTTGCCGTGGTTGAGAACACGATGAAGTCGTTGCAATGGCAGAAGGCTTTGATGGAGTTGGGTGTGACTTCCGCCGGTACTGGTGTGACGTTGAAGAATGTCGCTCAGGGGTGGGTGGCGTCTAATCCCGCTGTTTCTAAGTTCGTGTCGAATGTCGGCTCTGCTGAGGGCGCGATGGGCAAGGTGAAGGCTGTTGCGTCTGGTTT